TTTCTCCATATATTCTATTAATTCTTTTATAATTTCTGCATATACTAATTGTGTCCTTTTTTCTATAAAAAAATCACTTATACTATTTAGTCTAATTTCAACAATCTTTTCTTTTTTGTGTATAATTATTAAAATTGGATAATCTAAAAACATTTCTTCTCTTGTCTGAGGATGAACTGCTGTATATTTTTTGTTAAATTTAATTGCTATTTTATCATCTATTAGAATTTTTTTCGGATTTTTTAAAGTATCATATATCACTATATCATTAGAAAACTTACAATCTGGTATATTTTCTATAGTTCTAATAATTTGTTCTAAATTATTAAAGGAAAATATTGCTGAATATTTATAACAATCAAAGAATTGTTCTTTTTCATATAATTCAATAGCTTTGTCATTTGTACTTACTGCTTCTAATATAGCTTTCTTTAAATTTGATTCTTCTACATATATGCCTTCTTGTTTAAAAAAAGATGTTTGTTCTTTTTCTTTTGTATTTATTATTCCCTCTTTTTTTAATAGTGAAAAAATATTCTTTATTTTATCGGAATTATATGACTGAATTGTACATTTTATATACTTTATATATTCACTCCTATTCATTTTTATTCTTCCCCTTACTATGTAATCTTATTTATATTTTTTATAGTTTATCATATTTTACACAGTTCTACAAGAAAAACATTTCGACTTTTTTCGACATTTACAATATAAATAAAAACTCCTACTAAGTAAGAGTTTTTTATTTTAATAATTCATTCTTTTTCTTTCAAAATAAATAAAAACTCCTACTAAGTAAGAGTTTTTTATTTTTATATTACTATCTAGAATAACACAGTTCTAAAACTTTTTGTATTGTACTTATCCAGAATTAGAAGTTTTACTACTATCTAAAATAACACAATTCTAAGACTTTCGATATGATGTTGTATTTACTACTGTTGTTTTATTACTATCTAAAGTAGCACAATTCTAAAACTTTGATATAAAAAGAGAAGAGAAAATTTTCGTTTTATTACTATCTAGAATAACACAGTTCTAAAACACAAATATTTTACACTAACACACAAGTATGGTTTTATTACTATCTAAAATAACATTGTTCTAAAACAATTCATCCAAAACTAAATTTCTTTTTATTGTTTTATTAGTATCTAAAATAGCACAATTCTAAAACAACCATGCCATTCCCATTCTTCTCACTTCCGTTTTATTAGTATCTAAAACAGCACAATTCTAAAACCTAACAATTTCTAAATCACTTTTAATAAATGTTTTACTACTATCTAAAATAACACAACTCTAAAACCAAGACAGTCCAGCACGAATGAGTTACAATGTTTTATTACTATCTAAAATAATACCGTTCTAAAACTTGTTGAAATTACCACCAATGAAGGCAATAGTTTTACTACTATTTAAAATAACACAATTCTAAAACCTAGCTTCACATTTTTTGCAAATATAACTAGTTTTACTACTGTCTAAAATAACACAACTCTAAAACACAGGATTATTTTTAACAATTTCTTTTATTATTATCAATAAATAGCATAATTTTAAAATAAAGTCAAGTAGCAATTTAAAAACATAATAAATATAAAGTACAAAATATCTAAAATTATTATACAAGTTTCGACAGACTTTTTGTTTTTATGTCTTTATAATATCTTAAACGATACTTTTTGTACGCGATGCAAATGAAGGTCAAATGTAACACATACATATTTTAAAATATTATCTATAATATAATTGGAGGGATTATTATGAGCAATTTTAAAATACCTATTATTCCATCCACAAGCCAACGCTCAATTAGATTTCCTAATGATTTAATAGAGGATGTAGAAAATGCCATTAAAGGTAAACAAACAACGTTTACTGCTTTTATAGTTGCTGCAACACGCCATGCAATTGATGAATTGAGAGAAACTAAAGATAATAATAATTTAATAAGAAAATAGGAATACTTTGTTTTTATACAAAGTATTCTTTTATTATATATCATTTTCTATTTTAAATTATTATTCTTCTTCAAATGTTGGCACTCCATTTGTGAATGTTACATTTCCAAATGTTGGGTCTCCAATATAATGAATATTATAATTTACTTTTGCTGTATCTCCTGCATTATTGCTTATTTCAATAGCAACATTCCATAACCTTGCACGATATTTGGGTGTAGCACTTTCATTTGTTACGCTATATTTATCTATTTCTAGTAATTGTGTTTCTGCATCTGAACCTGTTTTTAACTTGTATCTAATATCATCTACAAATTCAAATACTGGATCTCCTTTATATGCAGTTTGCTCTACTCCTGAAGATAAAGCATATCCATCTACTGTTTTCGTTGCATTTCTATTAATTATCCATTTTTCTTCTGATACTTCTGCATTATAATCTGTTGACTTATCTGTTATACCAACTCCAATTATTGCCCATGTTGGTTGTTCTCCAGATGGCTTTGTGTTTAAAAAATCAGCCCACTCTGTTCTATCTATTTTATTCATGATTTAATCCTCCTTAAAATAATTTAAAAAGCATTGAATACGATAAATAGCTTCATTTGCATTTGTTGCAAATATATAACCATTTGTTGTCGCTCCAATACTATAAATTCCATCTATTTCTGGAAATATTTTATTTTTATTATTTATTTCTAACCAATTTCTAAAATCTTCAAAAAACTTTGAATTATCTATATTATTTTTAATATCTTCATTCCAATATAGCTTACTATCAAATGTAAATAAGAATTGTCTTTCTGAACCACATATGAATTTATTTAAAATTGGGTCATATCCTGCATTTTCATTGATAGAATATGTATTTACTTTATCTGTTAAGTATTCTATATTTAATTCTGCATATTCTTTTAAATATGGGCATTTTGCTATATATTCTCTTAATTTATCAATCATTGCTTTTTCTTCAATTATTTTTTTTCTTGCCATTATTTATCTATCTCCTTTTGACCTGCATTTAATATATCTTCAAAGTGGTCTGCTAACATTCTTTCAATAAAATGGTCCCCTCTTAATGCTCCACCATGATAATTTAACTTTTCTCCACTTGGTATTTTCTTAATCCCTTTTCTGCTCCAATATCTTCCGCTGTCTTTATTATAAAATGCTTCTTTACCAGTTTTAGGATCAACATACTTAATACCTTCATGTTGATAATGTGCATAAGGTACATTTATATCTATTTCTCCTCCTTGTGGAATAATTACTGTATTTGATATCATAATGCCTTCTTGCATTGGCATATATGGAAGCATAAAACTTTTAAAAGCACTATCAATAACTTTCTGTGTCCTTCCACCATCTAAACCATATTTATCTAATATTTGTTGTTTTTGAATATTGCTAAATGCTATTTCATAATCGACTTTCATATTATTCTCCCGTTATTTCAAAATTCCACATATCTTCTGAACCAAAATCATTTACTGATACTTTAGTAATTTTCATCAATTCTCGATAATCTTCTGTTAGTTTTATAATTGTTGTAAAATTATCAACTATTCCTTTAACTATATAATCATCTTCTCTTAATGTCCATCCTCTTTGATTTTTTTCAAATTCCTTTGGTTCTTGATATGATTCTTTATATTGATTTAATTCATTCATGAGAATTATAGCTGTTAGATTGTCATTTGATTGTAATAGTACACCATTTATTGATATACCTTTGCTTGAACTCCAAAATCCCTTTACATAGCTTATTTTATATTGTGTTTTTTTATCTTTATCAATATACTTATTTATTATTGTTATATCTTTATTAAACATATTAAACACCTCTATACAATAAGCCTGTATCTAATAGATACTTTCTTAATTCTTCTTTTATTTTTTCTTTTTGGTTAGATATTTGCACATCAATATCTGTTGTTGTAATATTATTAAAAGTTCTAGTATATGGTCCTACACTTTCACTTTTTAATTCTTTTCCAGATATTATTGTAGCCTTTTTACTTTTTAATGTCTCGATTTCATATAATATATCAGCAACAGAGCAAGTTGCTAATTGTACTTCATCTTCATATCCTTCAATATTTCTATTAAAGATATTTTTTCGTACTTCGTAACTTGCCCCTATTACTAATTTATTAAAATCGTTTTCGGACATGTTGCCCTTATATGTATTTGAATAAAAATCATAATCAGTATATTGTGTCATGTCCTTCAACTCCTTTTATTTTTTGAATTTTGCTAATACTACTTTTGCACTATTTGTTAATGCTACACCATAATATTTTGCTGTTGTAAATTCATGTGTTTGCTTTCTTGAGTACCAGTCATGGTCTAAAGATGTGTCTTTCTTTAAGAATATTGTAACAGCTGGCAATTCATCTTCTGTGTATTCAGTTTCAGCACTATCAGCTTCCATTTTTATTACTGGACATACATAATATTGTGATGCACTAGCTATAGCTTTTACTTTGTCTCCTACTACCAATTTAGCTGTTGGGTCTACTTTTGCTTGATATTCTGCTAAATTTTCAGCTGTTATTGTTGTTGCTCCTGTAGTTGCTGTATTGTCTTTTTCATATGTTACTAATCTTACTTTTTTAGATTTCTTTACTTGGCAACCTGCTACTTTACCAATAGCTCCATTAACCATTACACCAGGTGCATATTTATCTGCTGAAATAAAATTACTATCTTTTAAAATAGTTCCTTCTTGTGCAGGATTTATAAATAGAACTTTTTCAATTCCATCTTCTTCATCTTCAAATTTGGTAGATGCATCAACTAATCCTTCATAACTTATTTTTGCTGTTCCATCTCCTGATGTCATTTGTCCTTCATATACCGCTTCTAATACATCATTATCAACTTTTCCTGCGATTGATTTTGCAAGTTGTGTTTCAGCTTGTCCTATTGGATCTCCTAAACCTGAATTTACAGCTTCTTGAGTAATTGCTACTGATTTCATTGCTTTTTTGATTGTAAATGTTTTTGATGATGCTGTCATTTTTGTTGTATCTACTTCTTCACCTTCTGCTACATCTTCTGCATCTCCTATATAGTTCCAGCTTGGTACTGTTTTAGTATCTCCTGGTACACCTTGTAAAGTAGTATCTACTTTAGCATATGGTGTTAATTTTAATTGTGCCTCTATTTTGGCATCTAACATATCTCCCATTACTTCTGGGTTAATCATATTTTGCATTTTTGTTACTTCACTTGACATTTTAATTTCCTTCTTTCTTTAATTATTCTTTTACTAATTGGTCATACAATTCTTTATTTTCGTTGTATAACTTATTTCTTGCTTGATATCCCATTTTTTTGAATACCTCTTTTGTAATTTCGCCATTATTTATTGGCTGTTTTATATTTGTTGTAAATTGTGGTAAAGGTTTATCATTCTCAAATAAATAATCGTGGCTTTCTTTTAGAGAACTTATTTGTTCTTCTAAACCTTCCACTATTTCAAAATCATTATTATATTTAACCTTTTCCATATCTAGCATCTTACTTAAAATACTAGAATCTTTTGCTTTATATTTTAATAAAGCTTTGTTTAAAGCATTTTGCTTTTTTAAGTCTTCAACTTCCTTAAGTCCTTCTGCTAATCCTTCTTTTTTTGCTTGTTCTTTTATTTCTTCAATATTAATTCCTTCTGCCTTTTTTATTTTTTCATTTTGTTCTGCTATCTGAGTTCTTAATGAAGAAATATCTTCCTTATCTTTTGTTACTAATTCACCATATCTAGCCATAATGCTATCAATAGTGTCTTCAGGTAATTCTAACCCTCTTAAAAATTTTCTCATTTTCATTTCCTCCTTACATTTTTTTTCGTGGTCAAGTCCACGCATAAGAAAATTAATGTTACTAGTCCTTTCGTTGCTATGTCACACGATTTTATAATTATCTTTTATTTTTCTATAGCATATTCTCCAAAAAGAGCATTCATTAAATCAGTATTTTTCCTATCGTAATCTATTCTATTTTTTTCAATCCATTCTATAAAATCTTTACTATTCATAAACTTCAAACTCCTTAATAATTTCATATTTTCCTTTACAATATTTTGCCATTATCCATCTATTTTCTTGATAGCCTTTTATTCCTTTTAATTCACAATGTATTTCTTTTCCTCCATAGCTTGTAAAGTTCCAATGGTCACTTATCCTTATGCTTCCTTCTGGTTTACTTCCCCAGCTTATATCATTTGAATTATAATAACTTTGTGAATATGGAGATTGATTAATAATTTTGAATTTACTTATTTCAAAGCTTGCTTCTAATGGTACGCCAAGCATTTTGTTTCTATAAAAAATATCTTTGTATTTCTTTAAATCATTATCATTTTCTATTCCTGTTTTTTCTTTTAGCATTGCATTGATTTTTAAATCTCTTTCTTTTATTAAACTATCAAAATTTTCTTCATCTTCTTTTTTATTTGAGTTGAAATATAAATTAGATTTTTCTTCATATTCACTTATTATTTTTTCATATTCTTTTTTTATATTTCTTATGTCCTCTATTGATATTTCTTTTCGATTTATTTTTTTCTGAAATTTTCCACTTTCTTTCATAGCATCTTTTAAATCTTGTCCTTCTTTTATAAATATTTTCCTTCCTCCAACAGTTCTCCATACTCCAACATCACTCCCCACAAATCCACCTCCTTTATATATTAGTGTAGTAATTTCTAGCATATAATAATCCACAAGTAGAACCCGTGGATTTTCATATAGGCCTATAAGGCCTTGTTACAAGCTACCGCTTAAGCGGTACTAGTTTGACAGCTTTCGCCACTTTCGTTTGCGTTCTTATTACTTACTACCCTTTAAAAGGGTCTTTATATTCTTTTATTGTTAATTGATCTGACATCATATCTTCTTTTAATTGATTTTGTACATATCTATATACCGCTGTTTTGTTATTTCCTACCGTACTCACATAATATCCTGTACACCAAAATGCTCTATTTCCATATTTATATTTTAAATTTGCATGTCTCTCAAATATTATCAATCTACTTTTTCCTTTTAAGTATCCCATGAATGATGATATGCATAACTTTGGTGGTATACTTACATACATATGTATATGGTCTGGACATGCCTCTGCATTTATTATTTCTACCTCTTTTCTTCTACATAATTCTCTCAATATCATTCCTATCTCTTGCTTTAATTTTCCATATATTTCTTTTCTTCTAAACTTTGGTGCAAACACTATATGGTACTTGCATTCCCATGTCGTGTGTGCTAAACTATCTGTGTATGGACTTTTCATACGTCCCACTCCTCTCATAATTAATATTTTTAGCCGTCAAACTTTAAATATTATATCATGTTTGGGGTGGGTATTTTTGTAACCTTTGCTCACCGCTATAAGCTTTCCGTTACCACGGGCATAGCCCGTGGTTTACCCTTAAAGTTAAAAAAATAGAAGTTTTTTAAAACTTCTATAATTCAACTATTTAATTTTAGTTTATTTACTCATTTCGGAGCATTTATATATCCAACCTATTCTTTATATTCATATTTATTTCCAAAATATTTAACACAATTAGGTGTATAATGGCTCTTATATCCTTTCACTGTTTCTAATAATTTCATACTTGTAGAGCTAAAGCTTCTATATTTTTCACAGTATTCATAAGATACCTCATACATTTTTATCACTGTTTCAATATCTTCTTTTGTTCCATCGTACAAAATTTCTTCTATATCGTTTATATCTTTTATCTTATCTATTTCCATTATTCCACCCTTTCATGTTAAAATATTTTTTTATGACCTTATTTATGTATAAATGTCTATCATCTTCATTCATTTTAGATAATTGATTATATTTACTTGTTTTTGTTGTTAAAATTTTAGCTTCTAATTTTTCATGTAATAAAGTATCAATTAAAAACTCTTTTGTGCTTTTATCTTGTTTTCCTATTTGAATTTCTTTAATTGTTTTAATTTCTCCCCAAGGATATGGTATGGCAATAGTTTTTCCATTACCCCTTATTCTTGAATTATATTTCGGTTTTACAGGAAAATTAATATTCTTTAATTCATTATTGGCTATATTATCTATTTGCTCTTGTGATATGTTATAAGCATTTCTTGTAGCTCTCTTTTCTTTTATAATTATATCATTTTCTTTAGGATTTGTCACGTTTTTATATTCTTTTATATGTTCTCTAGTATAATCACGCCTTAAATCATTTTCATCTGTAAAAGTATTTAATCTATGTTGCCATTCTTTAGTTTTAGTACTTGCTTTTTTATATCCTTCTTCATCATTTATAACTTTTGCTGTTACTTGTTTTCTTTTCCATTTACGAACACCGCTTTCCAAATATCTTTGCTGTTGTAATTTTTCATATTGTTCTTTATTTTCTTGATATGTAAAATCTAATTTTCCTTTTTCTAATGAGCCATACCAAACTGTAAAAAAATGTTTACAGTTAATTCCTACTATTCCTTGAACATCTCCATAATTGCAATGTTCCATAAAATCAGGTAACTTCTTTTCTTCATCTGTTGCTTTACCATCATAATTCCAGCAAAAGAATTGTTTTTCTTGCCACCAAGCATGATTTGTAAAATTTTCTTCTCCGTTTCCTGTTCTTGCTCCAAAATGATGTGAAACTCTTACTATATGATTTCCACTTTCTTTTATCACTTCTTCATTTACTTTAGCAGCTAAGTTTCTTGTTGCATATAATAAATCTCTTCTTACAGTTCCTACTACATCATAATTCCTTTCTAAGCCGTTTTTATCTTGATATGTAAGTATAGATATTCCTTTGTCTCCTAATTCGTTTAAACTATCTAATATTGCTTCTTGATAACTATATATTCCACTTGATGTTTTTATATATGCTTCAGTTACTATATCTGTATATGTTTTTCTTATTTGTTCAGATATTGTTTTATTTAATTTTAAAAAAGTTTCTTCTATTTCATTATAGCTATACTTTATTAAATTTTGTATAGTTACACTATTTATGATTGATTGTGGATTTAATAAAGCTCCTTTTTGCGTTGCTAGATTTAATTGTTCTGTAGGTATTGCACTTATTCCAATATCTTTCATAGCTTTTAATAATTCTTGTTTTGTTTTGCCTGTATATTTTTCTAATAGTTTTATAGTTTCATTGTTAAGTCCACCTAATTCTTTTAATTTTTCTAAATACCAATAATCTGAATTTATAAATTCTTCATTTAGCTTGAAATGTTCTGCAATTTTTTCTATTATATCTAATTCCATTTTACTATATATTGATATAATAGGTTTTATTGCTTCTTGAATTTTATTTTCTATCATTATTATTCCTCAATTTCTTCTTGTTCTGTTGGTTCTTTTGGACTTCTTTGTTTCATTTTATTTACATACTCTGTTGCTTCTTTTTCTGAATAATCTCTAGTTTGTATAAAATATTCAATATCATCAATTAATCCTGCATTTCTTTCTACTAAGCTTTGAGTTTGTTTCTTTTCAGTATCAACTAATATACTATCATCCCAATCGAAACTAATATCTGCATTTGTTTTATGTTTGATATTATATAAACTCATTATTGCATCTATTCCATAAACTAAATCTTCTAATGCTGTTTGTAATGCTCCTTGTATGTCTGATACAGTTACATAGTAATCTTGTTTACTTGAATTTATTTCTGTTGCTGTTTTTGCTATACCTGTTTCTTTCGATAATATTCCAAAAGATAAACCACACTGACTTTCTGCTTGTCTTAGTAATTCATTCAATCCATTAAATAATGCTGTATCTCTTATTGTTGGACTGAATACATTCCATTGCTTTTCATCACCTAAGTCAATCATTCTAAATAATCGTTCCTTGCCTTTTGGCAAAATATAATTATCATTTCTATCTTTTTTAAATGCTGTTGCATCTACATCTAATGCAAGTTCTGAACCCTCATATTCCCATAATGTTCTACTAAATTGTTTATCTATCTCTTCTAAAATTCCAATAGCATTTGCAAATATAGGTACTCCAATTAAACTTGTATTATCTTTTGGATTTGCAATAGGTATTTTGAAATATCCACCTAATAATCTATTAACATTTTCTATTGTTGTTTCTTCTTGTATGTCTTTCCATTCTGGTATTAAACTTAAACTTGTTTTAGTTCCTAATGTATTTGAATTATTTTTATCTGTTTTATAAACTATATTTTTAATAATTATAGTTGTATCAGTTAATTCTTGATATTCTAGTCTAGTATATATATTATTTTCTTTAATAATTTGGTCAATAAAAATAGCACCCAGTAATTCGCCTGTGCTGTCAAATTTAATTGGTATAAATTTATCTGCATGAATACAAGATACTTTTATTCTTCCATTGCTATAAAATGGTTTAAAAAATATTCCGCCTTTTGCAAGTGCATATTCTGTATTAGTTCTTATATTTTTTAGAAATCTTTGATATATATTATCTATTTCTTTGTCATTTACTTTTGACTTAAATTCTATTGTTACTGCTTTTGCTACCTTTTCACATATAGTTTTAGCGATATTTAATGATTTTACATCTTCATTTAGCCATGGTGCTTTATTATTGTATATGTTTGTGCATTTTTCTATTAGTTTTATTACTTCATCACTTGTTGAAATATCTATATTAAAATCTTTTGCTATATCTGTTACATTAAACATTTTATTTATCGCTCCTTTTATAAAAGTTCTTATCTTTTCAAACATATTATTGTCCTCTTTTCTTCCATATTGTTTCTAAAGCATATCTTACTGCATCTATATTGTGATTATTTTTATCTGGATAGCCTGTAATTATATTTCCATCTTTATCTCTTTCTAGCTCATATTCAGAAAATTCTGTTGCTGTTCCCGGACATCTAACTGGATCTATTATAATTTTATTTAAACTTGCTAACCATTTCATACTATATTCAACACTATTTGGTCCTTTTTCTGCACCTCTTATAAATGCACCATATGTTTTATAATCCCCTATTGATTTATTTTCTGCACTGTCTGCCGTTATTAAATCGCTATTTGTTACTCCTTTTTCTTGTAACATCTTCCATGTTTTTTCATTAGACATTTTGTTACATCTTAGTTCATCAAATATATATAATGTTCTTCTTGCCATATCAAAATGCATATTATTATATGCAAATGGGTCAGGATACCAACCCCAGTCAATACCTTTATATAGTCTATCAAAATGTGATATTTCATCATCTTTTATTTCTCTTAACTCAAGATTTTCAAATACATTTCCTCCATCTCCAGTCTCTAGTCCTAAATATTCATTTTCATATATAATAGGTGCTGTTTCTTTTACATATTCTGCTTCATCAATAAAAGTCTGTCCCAACCATTCTTTTGGAACAGACCTATAATCTGATAAATGAACTAATCTATTTTTTTTAGGTATTCTTTTTTCTTTATTTACAAAATGTTGTCTACTTGCTGGTGTATTGTATGTATATAATTGTATGAAATCTTCTCCGCCTCTTACAATTGATTGATTTATTTTTCTTACTGCATTCATTCCTTGTATTTGGTCAAATTCTTCATACCAAATAATTCCTATATACATTCCTTTTGGAGGTTTTATTGATTTTATCTTGCCTGGATCATCTGTCCCTCTAAAATATATTCTTTGATTTGTTTCTTTTTTTACTGCTTCTAGCGGACTTTTCTTAAATGTATATTCTTCTGTAAGCCAAGGATATGTATCATTTAATTCTGATACCGCCCATTCTAATTGAGCTCCTACACTATCTTTTAATGTATTTGTATATCTTCTTATTACTATTGCACACATATTGGGGTTATTTTCTAGCAGTTCTATTACTACTTCTCCTGCAAAAGAAGACTTTGTACTACCTCTTCCACCTTCTAGCCAATATTCTATATATTCTCTATTCAATATACTTCTGTATACATCAATGAACGATTTCGACATGTTTTTAGCTGGAATACATACTATAGCTTTGTTTTCTTTCTCTTCTTTGTCTTTAGTTAATTCCAAGAATTTCATATCTTTGTCCACAATTATTCCATAAGCTGTTGCTAAATCTTTTACGTTTGTGAACATATCTACATTTTCTACTTTTTCTTCCATTTTATCTATCATTTTATTTAATAGATTTATTCTCTTATTTTTTGTTTTATCTAATTCTTGTAGTACTGTCTTAGTATTTTCTTCTTTTTTTTCTGAAAGATTTTGTTCGATATCTTTATTTTCTTTCGTTAATCTTTTTACTGTGTCTGGAGATACATTAAACTTTCTTGCTGTCTCTCTTAAATTTTGACATTCAATATAATATGCAATTATTTCTTTCTTTTCTTTATCTATTAATCTCTTTGCCATATTATCCCATTCCTTTATACTCCTTCATTAGATATTTCATTACATCTATTTTACTATAACATTCTTCTTTTTGCTTGTATCTTTCTTGCATTTCTATTTTATCTTTTTCTATGTTATAAACTTTTTCTTGTTCTTTTTTTAATATTTGGTATTTAGTACTATACTTATCATTCTTTTCACTATAAAATTGAAAACTATTTATTTTATAAAATTGTCCTTTTTGTTTTAATACATATAATAATTTATTTATATTTTGATTAATATTCATTTTTTTCTCTCTTTTTCTTAAATTTTTTAAAATATTTTAGTTTTACGACAACTTTCGACAACCTTCTCGTTTTATTCATGTTATATTTAAGCCCTCGCGCGTTTGAAATACGTTTGAGAGGAGGATGTTGAAATGAATAAAATTGGTACTATTACAGTATCTGTTTTTCAATCTGAAGATAAAAATACTACTTCATTTGATGTTAAAACAGATAATGACAATGTGGAACAAGTTTCTTATGTTATTGAAGATACATTGAAAAAGTTCTAGACTAGCTTTTGTTAGTCTTTTTATTTTTTCTATATTTAAAGCAATAATTGTATCTATTGCACTCTTCACATTTTCTTGTCATGCATTTAAAATAATCAATTTTCTCTTTCATAATACTCACACTTCGTTACTTTTACATTATCTTGCTTGAATATTTTTATTTCACAGTTGTATTTGTCTTTGTTTTTGCATCTACTACAATGCTCTTTTACATATTTTTCATATCTCTCTTCATCTGACATATTAACACCTTCTTTTTTATCTTATTAAAATTATTAATAAGTGGTTAATCTATTTTTATTTGTCATAATAAAAGAGCCTATCTTTTGATAAGCTCTAAAATAAAAATATTTATTTAAATAAATATTTGTCTACAGTTTTATATAAATGATTTACATCTTCTAAAATATGTTCATATTTCTCTTGAAAATTTTCACTTCTAGTACTAATAACTACTATTTTTTCATCTAAACTCACTAATATTTCTTCCATTTTTTTATAAAACTTTTTATTAATATATTTGAATACTAATAAATTTGATCTAAATTTCCCTATAAATTCCTCAAATTCATTTATTCCTGATTGTTCCACTGTTTTGCTATTTAAATTAAAACTTTTATTTATTATCTGTGGTAATTTGTCTTGTAATAAATCCTTCAATAAATTATTATATAAATCTCTGTAATAATTAGCTTGTGATGACTTTTTTAATGTAAAATAAACAGACCATATTGATATACATATAGCTGTTATTGAAATCCAAAAATTAGCAAAATCAAATTGTAATAAATTTGATTTTTTAATTACTTCTTCAATAGTTGTTTGTATAGTTATTCGTATTAATTCTTCGTTCATTTTATCTCCTATATTTTATTTAAAATTTTATATTTTCAATTATTTTTTTAGATAATTGTTCTGTTGCACTTTTTATTGTAACATATTTTTCTATATCATTTTTATTTATTTTTTCTAAAATTTCCTTAAACATTCCTTGGATAAATGAAATTGCAACTTTTTGTATAGTGTTTGGAAAGATTATTATGTTATTAGAAGAATAATCAAATTTATTCTTAATCTGCTTTTTATATTCTTCATACCCAAAATTATTTCCTGCTAAACCACTTAATGTTTTATCAAAATCCAATATTATTTTATTTTCTTTCATTTCCATTCTCCTTAAATACAAATTGTAAATTATAAATATTAGTATTTATATCATATATATTAATATTTATAGATTTTTTATCTGGAATATTACTAATATAATCATTTAATTCGTTAAAACCTATTAAACCATTTTGATCTAAATTTAACAAATCTTTTTTAAAAATTATATTTGTCTTTCCTGTTATTGCATAGCAATAGTTCTCTGATGCTCCATCTATTAATGCTTTAATTAGGGTCGTTAATCCTGTTCCACAATTCTTAGTATTTTTTCTTGTAGTAACATATTTCTGAAATGCTGATATGACACAAAAATTATCTATATTATATTCTTTATTAAAAAACTTTTCATGATTTTTCAACGCTTCTAATACAATTCTATTTTTATCACTATATTCAGATTTATCTTTCATTTCAATATATTTTTTTATTTCTGTTCCAAAAGAAATATCATCTATTGATACTACGCTTACATCTATAAATTTATATTTCATATACTCACTTTTTATCACATTAATATTAAGTATACAGTCACTATATGAATGATTCAAAGCATTGTCTAATATTTCTACTATTACTTCTGTTAATTGTTCTCTATATTCATCATCAATATCAAAAGCTTTTAAAAAAGAATCTACTTCTGACATCGTGATAGATATAAACTTTCCTGCTCTATTTTCTAACGAATTTTTGCATAATTTTCTAAAATGTTCTTTATCTACTATAAGAGTTGTATTATATTCCTTATTATATTGTATTATATCAATTTTCTTATTGTTATATTTATATAATACACTTTTTTTAAAAACTTGAAAACCTAATAAATTTTCATTAACTGAGAATCGGTAAGAAACTTTATAGTTCCAATCATTTATTATAAAATATATAATTGCTTCTAATAATGTTATTATTGATTGGTCTACAATATATTCAGAATCTATTAATATTTTTGTCTCATTTATCATTTTTGTTTCATTCATCCATTTAAAGTGCTGTACTATTTTATAAATAGATTTAATCGAAAATTTCTTATCCTTTATTCTTATTTTATTATTAATATATCCACTTCCAATACTATGGTTTATAGGTTCTACTTTGTCAAATATTTTCTCTATTTGGTTCATTTTTTCCTTCTTATTTTATTATATTTTAACATATTATATTATAAAATTAAGTAAAAATAAAGTCTTTCTTCATATTTTTTGAAAATATTAAAAGAGCTGACTTTTACATCAACTCTTGAATGCTTTGTGGGATTACTAATAAAACTTTTATCGCTTGGTCTAATGAGATATTTTTCATATCTGCGACTTTTATATCTATTATAATTATAATATACTTAAAAATTAAAAACTAGTGAATAATCAGGTAAAAATCAGGTAATTTTTAGGTAATTTATAATTTTGATATCTTTTCTAACGAATTTGTTATTATCTTCTTTATACAATCAGCTGACCTTGTTTGTCCAAATAAATTGTGATATGTAATATTTCCAATATGCTCATAAGAATTTCCTTCGATGTAATAATCTATTAAAATCTCTTTTTCTTTTCTTTTTAAGCTTTCTAATCTTATTTCTACTTCTTCAAGCTTTGAATTTAATTCTTTTACTTGTTCTTCTATTTTTTCTAATTCTTTCTGTAATTCTACTTTTAAATCTGCATTATTAATTGCCTGTTTTCCTACTTTATCAGATATTGAATTTTTGCTATGTATATCACTATTATCTTCATAACTTGTAACTGATAAACTTATATCTTTTAATTTTTCTATTTTTCTTAATATGTTTTCTTTTTCTCTTAGTTTTAATTTCAATTTAGCCTTATTTTCTTTATAGTTTTTTAATAATAATATTAATTGTTCTTTTGTCATACGTACCCTCCTAATACTTTAATTTTTCGAGTTGTACTTTTAACTCTTCTATTATCATATTCAAACGCTCTTTATCTTTATATACTAGTGTACAACACATACTATTATATAAATTATTTACTTTTTTAAATTGTCTATCTTTGTTCATTTGTATACCGCCTTATTTTTTATGTATTTTTTGAAAATTCTTTGTTGGTTCTACATATTGTTTTACTAAACCTAATTCTTGTCTATGAAAACATTCTTTTACACCTGTAATCATATCTTTATACATTATATAATTTCCATATATTTTTTCTATTATGTACTTTCTATTGTTTTTATTTATATATTTTGGTATTTTCATTTGTATCAACTCCTTCCGCTTAGCTTGTCCTAATTTGCTATTTTATTTTTTTCTTTCTACTATAGCTTGTATCTTTACGTTGTATTTTCTTCCTACTATATCATCAAGTGTCTGCCATAAAGCTTGCACATTTTCAATAGTCATTTCTGTTTTTTCTTTTTTCTCCATTTTAATCACCTTTTTAATGTGTATTCGTTTTGCTTGTACTTGTTTCTTGATATTGTGTATCGGTTGTGGTTAATTTTTTACTGTTTTTCGTTTCAATTTATCAACTCCTTTACTTATCTGTTCCAC